GGTACTATGATACGAAAAGATGGTAAGCATATCTTATTTAAAGATTATTTTGGTACAACAGTACTAAAGCCTCCAGTATCTAATACTATACCGCCTACTATTCACATGGTTAAAAGTGGAATAACACTTAAGCCTAATGTTACTTGGGTAGAAAAGATTACTGATCTTACTCAAGATGACAAATACAGACAATTTATTGCAGATATAGCTAAAATGCACGTTGCTGAAGGGCATAGTGTTTTAGTTATTGCTGACCGAGTAGAATTCTTAGAGAAAGTAAAAGAGTATGTTGGTGAAACGTGTTTGTTGGTTACTGGGGGAACCAGTTTTGAAGATAGACAGCAAGCAAAAGCTCAGATTCTTGCCAAAGAAAAGATGTGCATTGCTGGAAGCAGGCAAATATTTTCAGAGGGAATTTCAATCAACATCCTAAGCTGCGTAATTTTGGCAGTTCCTATGTCAAACGATAGTTTACTAGAACAAATTGCTGGCAGGATTATGCGAATGCATGACGGTAAACTAGACCCGATTATAGTAGACATTCAATTTGCTGGATACGCTGATAAAAAGCAAAATACAGATAGGTTAGGGCTTTATCTCCGCAAAGGCTGGAAAGTGTTAGCGTAGATAAAATTTCACTTGTCAAATGATATCTAAAATGGTATAATATTTATTAAGTTTCAGTATATGACCCTTTTCTTCAATCTTGGATTGCTTGAGTCCGAAACACAATGCGACTCCGTAAAACTAGTTGAAACTTTAAGATTGCATTTTATTAGAAAATCTATTCCTAAAAACCAATACAGTAAAATCAAACCGATTTTTAACTTAAAGGGTAATAGTTTTCTAATAAACCCTGCTCGATTATTTACTGATACAAGCACAGATATTGTACATAAAGCACAATACATAAGATTAGCGGGGCGTAGAAATTACGCCATATATAAACATTACGGTTACACATATCTAGACCTATCTTTTTATTCAGATATTGACTTAAACGCAATAAAATCAAATCCGCTACTAAAAATAACAGAAAACAAAATTAACTTCAAATACGAGGAAAAATAAAAATGGCACTTAGCTTTAAAAATACCAAAGGTAAAGCACAATCAAACAAAGTCGAATCTTACGAATACAAAGATGGCGAAAATACAGTCCGCTTAATTGGCGGAGTTCTTCCACGATATATTTATTGGCTCAAAGGCACTAATAACAAAGATATTCCAGTTGAATGTTTGGCATTTAGTCGTGAAAAGGAAAAGTTTGATAATATTGAAAAAGATCATGTTAGCGAGTACTTTCCAGAAGCAAAATGCTCTTGGAGCTATTCTGTAAATTGTATCGACCCTAAGTCGCAGAAAGTTGTTGCTCTTAATCTCAAAAAGAAATTGTTTGAGCAAATCGTTACAGCGGCGGAAGATTTAGGAGACCCTACTGACCATGATACAGGTTGGGATGTTGTGTTTAAACGTGTAAAGACAGGACCTCTGCCTTTTAATGTTGAATATACATTGCAAGTTTTGCGTTGCAAAGCCCGCCCATTAACTGATGAAGAGCGTGCTATGGCTAATGCTGCTAAGAATATTGACGAGAAATTTCCTCGTCCTACCGAAGCAGATGTAAAAGCCTTGTTGGATAAAATTACAACCCAACAAGATGAAGACGGTGAAAGCCCTTCTTCTGAGCAAGAAGCAGTCAAAGAACTTGGTTAAAAAACTAAAGCCCGCTAAACGAAATGCTTAGCGGGCTTTTCTGTCTCATAAGGCAATATGAAAGTATTATTTACAGCTGACGTCCATATCAAACTGGGTCAGAAAAACGTACCTATTGAGTGGGCAAAGAATAGGTTTAATATGCTCTGGCGTCAACTAGAAGCTATTCAAGAAGAGTGTGATCTTTTTGTTATTGGTGGAGATGTTTTTGACAAACTTCCTAATATGGAAGAACTAGAGACGTATTTTGATTTAGTTAACTCTTGTAAGATTCCAACAATTATTTATGCTGGAAATCATGAGGCTGTTAAGAAAGATACAACCTTTTTAACAAACTTAAAACAAGTTACTAACAGACTAAATCCGCAAGTAGAAATTATTGATGACTACTGCAAAATAGAAAATATGGATTTTATACCATATAATAAATTAAAAGAATTTGAAAAGAATCCTTTTGAAATTCGTGGAAACATTTGCTTTACTCATGTTCGCGGTGAGATTCCACCCCATGTAAAGCCTGAAATGGATTTAGAGTTATTTGCTAGCTATGACGTTGTTTTAGCAGGCGACTTACATAGCTATGAAAACTCGCAAAAAAATATTATCTATCCTGGAAGTCCCGTTACTACTAGCTTTCATCGTAGTAATGTGGCTACTGGTGTTGTCATACTGGATACCGATAGTCTAGAACACGAGTGGCGTAAACTACAGTTGCCGCAACTTATTCGCAAGACAGTAGCAGTACACGACCCTAAGCCGCAAACTGATTACGATCATACGATCTATCAAGTTGAAGGCGATATGCAAGAACTTGGCGAACTAGAAGATTCAGATTTAATTGATCGTAAAGTAATTAAACGAGATACGGATAGTGCATTAATCTTAGACAAAGAAATGTCTATGAGTGAAGAAATTCGTGAGTATCTTGCATACATACTAGAGTTGCCAGAAGATACCATTGAAAACGTACTAAAGGAGTTTCAGAACCATGCAGACAAAATTGAATCAGAATAAAGCAGAAGTTTGGTCACAAGAAAGTTGTCCTGCTTGCCAAGAAGCTAAACGCTTACTAACTTCATATGCTATTGAATATACAGAGTGTATGATTGGTGTAGGCACATACACTAAAAAAGATTTAATTGAAAAAGTACCTAACGCTCGCAGCGTTCCACAGATTTTCCTTGACGGAGAATACGTGGGTGGATTACCAGAACTAAAAAAGAGATTAGCCGTACATGATAACTATAAAACAACTACGATGGGCTAACGCCTTTAGCTACGGAAAAGATAATAAAATTGATTTTGTAGCGGCCCCGCTTACACAATTAGTAGGTAAAAATGGGCATGGTAAAAGTTCTATTGCTCTTATACTAGAAGAAGTATTATTTAATAAAAATTCAAAAGGTATTAAAAAAGCAGATATTCTTAACAGACACATTAAAGATAAGTCGTATAGTATTGAACTAGACTTTAATCGAGATGACGTAGATTACACAATTAAGTCCAGTCGCGGTACTGCACAAATAGTAAAACTATTTAAAGAAGGTGTTGATATATCAGCACATACTGCAACAGCAACGTATAAAATGATTGAAGACATTTTAGGCTTTGATCATAAAAGTTTTGCACAAATTGTTTATCAGTCAAATGCGTCGAGCCTAGAGTTTTTAACTGCTCCTGATACTGCTCGTAAAAAGTTTCTTATTGAAATCCTTAATTTAGGTAAATATACTCGTGCTGCTGAAGTTTTCAAAGAAGTCAGCGGTCAACTTACAAAAGATATTGCTGGCGTACAATCGCAAGTAAATACTGTGGCAAGTTGGTTAAATAAATATGAAAAAACGGATTTAACACTAAAAGAAATTATTGCAAGCCCTGAGCTAAATACTTTGCTAATAACAGAGGCCTCAGCCTTAGAGTCTAGTATAAACAGTATTGAGTCTACTAATAAAAAGATTTCGCAAAATAACACTTACAAACAATTACAGTCAAAGATTAAACTACTGCCAATTCCTGAAAAGCCTGAAGAAGGTATAGAAAACTATCAAGCAGAAGTAGCAAAACTATCTAAAACAGTAAGCGATGCTGAATCTTTTGTTAAAAAGATGAAAGCACTGCACGGAACGTGCCCTACTTGTTTAAGTGAAATTAATGAGGCTAAAGTCACAGAGTTAGTATCTGAAAAAGAATCAGAAGCTGAAATAGCTGCTATAGAAACTATGAGCTATACTCAAAAAATAGCTCAAATTAAACAACAGAAAACAGCTTGGCAAGAAGCTCAAAAATCTCAAGAAGATTGGGAAAAGTATCATGCTTTAATTGATATAGAGTTACCAGAAACATTACTAGACAAACAAACACTACAACAACAATTTATAGAATTACAAAATTCAATTGCTTCAACAAAACGTAAGATTGTTGAAGCAGAGCAATATAATAAAGAAGTAACTGCACATAACACTAAAGTAGATTTAGTATCAAAACAATTGGTTGAGATGAACCAAGAACTAGAAACTTATAGTGGTAAACTGCATGAGTTAAGCGAAAGAATGAGTATTTTAAATGTTTTAACAAAAACATTTAGTACAACAGGTTTAGTAGCATATAAAATTGAGAGTTTAGTAAAAGACTTAGAAGATATTACAAATAGATATTTGGTCGATCTAAGCGATGGAAGATTTCAAATTGGTTTTAAAATCAGTGCTAGCGATAAATTAAATGTTGTTATTACCGATAATGGAAGAGATATTGAAATTCTAGCTCTTAGTGGTGGTGAGAAAGCAAGAGTTAATGTAGCAACCTTGTTAGCTATTAGAAAACTAATGCAAACATTGTCCAGTTCTAGAATCAATCTATTAATACTGGATGAAACTGTAGAAACACTTGATACTGATGGTAAAGAAAAATTAGTAGAAGTGTTACTACATGAAGAACATTTAAATACTTTCTTAGTAAGTCATGGCTTTAGTCATCCCCTACTAGAAAAGATTAATGTTATTAAACGTAACAACATATCCCAAATAGAGGTATAATATGATTTTAGAAGAAATTGAAGGTAGCGTAACCGTTACTTATGCTGGAAAGACTTTGCGTGTAGGTGATTCTGCTGATGACTATAGCAAAGGCGTATTTGTAGTTGGTGCTGGTAAAGCTATTTTTCGTGTAGACTCAAGTTGCACATTTGAAGTTAAGGGTGTACAGGGTGAAAGTTACGCAGAAGCTGCTCCTATGCCTGCTCCAACACCTGTTCCAGCCCCCGCACCAAAAGTTGAGGCAGCGCTAGTAGCTGAACGGGTTACCCCACCAGTGGAAACTCCAAGTGAGCCTACCAAAGAAGCGTAATGGCCGTAGATCCTAGAGCCAAAGGTGCTAGAACAGAAACCACAGTACGTGATCTGTTAAAAAAGCATACGGGTTTAGCGTGGGAAAGAGTGCC